TGATCTAGCTCTTGGAAGCGAACTTGCGTTGCACTTTGATACCACGATACATTAGATCATGTCTGTTACGCTTTAGTGATTCTTCAATCACGTTTGCGTTGTACTCTTCAGCGTCGTACTTGACGCCTCTGTAAGTGACTTGTGTCATTTGCTTTCTCCTGAAAGTAGGGTGGTTAAGACCCCGTTCCTTCAGTCGGCATTTGCGTCTCCAATAGGAGATGAACGAACCCGTTCCGTGTCGGCTTACTTGCGTCCCTTTTGGGATGAACGTGTAGGTATGTTAGCATACCAATACTATTTATGTCAAGCTTTTGTATTTCTTTATACCGTTTAGCAACTTGCTAAGTAAAATGCTTCTCCTCTTGCCTTACAAACACGACGAACCTCAGCATCGTATTTTGCTATTGGTTCTTCTGTGATTAAATTCTTTGCAAAATCAAATGCTTCTTTGTAACGACCAAACTTATAGACATCATCATAAGTCTTTGCAGATACAAGGACACCATCGTTTCTCCACAGTTTCATTGTGTGCCATACTGTTGGTTCAGACATCTTACAATAGAAGATTGCCCATTGTCCTTGTTGCTCTGCACTCATTTCTTTTTCCCTTGAGGTGGTGATTTTGGAGGTGCCTTTGGAGGTGCCTTTGGTTTCTGTGCTTTTGGTTTTCCTTTCCACAGTTTTGGGTTGATTCTACCCTCTGTCTGTGTCATATTTTTGAAATCACTGCTGTATTTATCCCAATAGTCATCAAAAATATCTACCTGACCATTGCCAGATGCAATATCAAATCTACTCTTACCTTCAACAAGATATTCAATGAGGAAAGTATTGTATGGTAGACTCTTATCTAATGCTGCCTTTGGGTCACAGTTCTCATGAATAATCTGACATCCCTTGCCCATTAGGAACGTCCTCCCCATTGGATTTGAGGGAACGCTTCTTCAACACACTGCTTAGTGATCTTCCAACGCTTACCTATCTTCCTATCCTTCATTAGAATAAGAACATCTGCTTCTCCCTTGTGTAGACCCTCTAACAGTTGAATGAAGAGAGATTCTCTACGAGTCTGAGAGATTGTTGCTCCACCCTTAAAGAAGAGATAGAGTTTACGATACTCGTGTACTAGTTTAGTGTGCTCTGTTTCTTCAGGAGCATCATTCTTTTCATAAGGCACTTCACCTTCTGGTAGCATTGAAATAATGCTCTCATCAAAGTTAGCAATCAGGATCTGTCTGAGTGCTGGTGTATTATGTGACTGTAGAAGTTTAATTTTTTGTGCCTTTGTCTTAGCGTTGCTAACCTTCTGAAGCACTTCATGTAATAATAATTGCATAACCTAATTGATGTCGTAAGTATATTTATTCCTCTTCAATTTCATCCTCATTTAAGAAGCGAACTGAGAGAAGTTCCTCGTTAATCCAGTTACCATCCGAGTTAAACATTTCGGGATGTATAGTTTCCTCTTGTTGTGATCCATACATGTACTCGTGAAGTTTCTCATTTGCCATCCAACCTGCTAGTACACCCACAAAAAGGAAAATGAATGAAAAGGTAGCAGATAGATAAATGAGCGTTGCTTGTGTCATGTTCAACTCCGAACTTATGTTTCTTTGTCCCACAATAGTTCCAAGTTGAAGTAAACTCTTCGCTTTCGTAGGGTAAATAATTTGGTAATGGTAAAACCATTTTCAGGTTTTGGATTTCGTTTGTCCTTCGGTATAGCCCCCCTAAGCATGAGTTCTATACCTTTATTTATTTTAAGTTCTTTCATTTTTTTCTAGAGGAAACCAAACCTTTGTCCTTAAGAAATTTAGCAGTCTCTACAATACCCCCAATTCTATTGCCATCAATGACAACAAAGGGATATGATTTAACATCAGGATAATCTTTTCTAAATTGTTTCCAGTTCTCTAGGAACAATGGATCTGCATCGTGACACTCTATGATTTCATATTCTAGATCGGCACGTTTGAACAGTTCTTTTAACTGAACACAATAAAAACATCCTGATGTTGTATATGCAGTAATTTTCATTAGTTTAATATGATGTTAAATGATACAGAGATTCTATCCTCGTCTGAGTTGTTTGGTTTTACATAGTGGGGAAGATGTGCGGGGAATATAATTACCTTATCTTCCTGTGGTTGGAATTCATATTCAGTGGGAACAATACCAAACATATGATGCATGGATGGATCAACCATTACCAAGTTACCACAATCTTCAGGTGCTTTAATCCACATGACTCCAGAGTAAATGGAATGTGGATGTGTATGCATCATATTTAATGCATCAGTTCCATTTATATTAAACCATACGTTATAGAGTTCTAAGTTAGGAACATTGCTATTATATTCTTCAATGTTCTTACTGATTTTTAAAATGTATGGTTCTAATGTATTCCACATTAGATCTCTGAATGGTTTGAAACTCGGTTCACGATACATGAAAGAGTTTGATTGCCAACCACCAACGTTACTATGTGAACTAGATTCATTCTTACTAGAAAAATCATAGAGGTAATCCACTAGATCTTCCTTGAAATCCTTTAGCATAGGAGCATCACCTATGAGTAACCTAGAAGGAAATATTTCTAATGCTTCCATAAAAAAGAGGGTGTTAACCCCCTTAGTATATCATACTCAAGAATTTTTTGCAACCTTAGTCGTATCTATGCTCTTGTGCTTTGTATGTAGCAGCAGATACTTCGTGATGATGGTCATTGAAATGCTTATCAATCATATCAATGCGTTCTTCTTCTCTCGCAATGATATCAAGTTGATCTTGGATAGCACCCAAGACATCTGAATGCTCACCTATACCTACAGGATTGTGTAAGTATATTTCAACGTTGAGTTTCGCTTTATTGATATTACCGAAGGCATTATCTCGTAGAGCACTGAGTGTTTGTTCTCTTAAATTACAAGACATAATGATACATGTGAATGTACTATTTAGACCACCTACTAACTAGGATTTCAACTGAACCATTAAGATTCTTAGTCTCACTCTCTACAACATAACCTTCTGCAGCAGTTTGTCTTTTGATTTTTTCAATAGCATACTGTTGCGTTAGTTTATCAATGAACCTTTGAACAGGAACATTTAGATCCCATGTATCTTCCTCTGCGATCAATCTGTAATGCTCATTCCTATTACACCAACTAAATCCTATGTCTGGTGCGATAGCAACACAAGCATTAAATTTGGGATGACCATCTGCATGACCACCCCTAACTTCTAACTCTACATTATGTTCCACGTCATGTCCTAGTGTATTCAAAGCACTCACTAAGGACTCTTTACATTTTAATTTTGTTTTGATTTGACTGAAGTGTGACATTTTTCTGTGTGTAATACTCCGCTTTGGATTCTTTAAACTTAACTGACCCAAGACTTTCTTCTATATCTGATGTGAGTTTCTCACATGCGTCACCATATAATCCAAGAACTTCTTCGGTTACAGTACCATCTTGTGCGATGGTAAATTTGATTGTTTCTTTCATTTGATTAAAAGGTATAAAAATGGGAGGATTTTACCCCTCCCATTTATTCTAACAGATATTCTGTTTAAATCAACCCCAAAGAACCTGCAGTTATTCCCACGGTAACAAAGAAACCGAATTCTATTAATTCCCTATAGGGACTCTGCAGTAGGCGATTCATTTAACCGATTGATGGTGCTGTTAGTGCAACCTCTGTAGACTCTGCAGATGCAAGGTCAAGAGGGAAGTTATGAGCATTACGCTCGTGCATTACTTCCATACCAAGGTTTGCTCTGTTAAGAACGTCACCCCAAGTAGGAACAACCTTACCAGATGCGTCTACGACAGACTGGTTGAAGTTGAAACCGTTAAGGTTGAATGCCATTGTGCATATACCCATTGATGTTAACCACACACAGATCACAGGCCATGAGGCAAGGAAGAAGTGTAGTGAACGAGAGTTATTGAATGAAGCATATTGGAAGATCAAACGACCGAAGTACCCATGGGCAGCAACGATGTTGTATGTCTCTTCTTCTTGTCCAAACTTATAACCATAGTTTTGTGAATCCAAACCTGTAGTCTCTCTGATTAGAGAAGATGTAACAAGTGAACCATGCATAGCAGAGAACAATGCTCCACCAAACATACCAGCAACACCCGCCATATGGAAAGGATGCATTAGTATGTTGTGTTCTGCTTGGAATACGAACATGAAGTTGAATGTTCCTGAGATACCTAAAGGCATTCCATCAGAAAAACTTCCTTGTCCGAAAGGATACACTAAGAATAC